ATCACTTTCACACACATGAAAGCGTATTTTAGGCATAAATTGTCCTAAATTTGTAACATTATGACCAAAAACTACGACAAAACTATTTCGGGCGTAATTGTAACAGCAGAGGAAATTGACGAAATTATAAAAATGTTGGGCGCAAATTTTCAAGAAATTGACCGACCATTTGTCGAAGCATACTGTTATGAGCGCAAAAAATACGAAATGTTACGCACTGATGGGGCGTTAAAAAACATGATGGAGTTAGGTGTGGCGTTGGGAATGACGCAAAAAGGGCGCAGATTGTCCAAGAACGTGGAAGTGAAAGCAGAAACCAAAATCAGCAAACTGGAAGTATTGCGCAGCAAACCAAAAGTTTCCTAACTTTGAATTATGGCAAAGAAGAAAATTGAAGAAATGGACGTTAACGAGTTGGCGGCCGTTCTACTTCCTCACGACAAAAACAAATCGCTACGCGTTGAACCGTTGAACGACGCGTTTGTGGTTATGTTTGGCGATTCATACGTTTCAAAATCTGGGCATATTTGCGAGCTTGCAATTGACGCGCATTTTTACCCAACCAAAGTCAAGGCACAACAAGCGGTTGACTTTATAACCCAAAATACCGACTTCCTGAAATTTTAATAGTGGAGAACCAAGCGTTAAAATATGCAGAGGATGTAATAGGTGGCCGAGTAATGGCCTGCCAACATACGATTAAATCGTGTGTTCGATTCATTGCAGATTTAAAACGCACGGATATAATTTTTTCCTATGCCCACTATCAACATGCGGTAAATTTTATCCATGAGCTACCGCACACGGTTGGAAAGTACCAAGGTAGTAAATTTATACTCGAGCCGTGGCAACATTTTATTATTGCTAACCTATTTGGGTGGCTTAGAGTAGGTTCGGAGGTGCGAAGATTTACGCGCGCTTATGTGGAAGTACCCCGAAAAAATGGTAAATCTACGCTTGCCAGCGCGATTGCATTGTACGGATTGATAGCCGATAACGAGGCAGCGGCTCAAGTTTACTCGGTTGCCACTAAACTAGACCAAGCTAGTATAGTTTTTGAGGAATCTTACCGCCAGTGTAACGCATCAAAATGGTTGCTCGATGGAGGTGTTGAGCCGTTTTTTTCTAAGAATAACCGTGTAATTCGATTTGACAATTCCATTTACAAGCCACTTGAATGGAATCCAGAAAAACAGGACGGGTTAAATACCCATTTTGCGATAGTCGATGAATATCACGCACATCAGACGGATGAGGCTTATAACGTAATTCGTAACTCAATGGGAGCGCGAGTGCAACCGATGTTATTCACAATTACAACAGCAGGATTTCGCATTACGTCGCCATGTTACAAGCACCGCCAACATTGTGTGAACGTGTTGAACGGACGGATTGAGGATGATGATTTGTTTACTATAATATACACGCTGGACGAAACGGACGATTGGAAAGATAGGCGCGTATGGCCAAAGGCAAACCCCAATTGGAACATAAGCGTAAGACCTGAATTTGTACAGCAAGCATTAACGGAGGCGATGCAGAGCGGCACCAAGGAAGTCGAGTTTAAAACCAAGCTATTAAACGTTTGGACGGATGCAGCGGACGTGTGGATTAAGGATGAGGATTGGAGGTCGATTTTGGTTGATAACGACGAATCCGACGGGGCATGTTATGCAGGGTTGGACTTGGCGTCTGTCAGTGACTTTACAGCCTTGACCTTGTTTTGGCCTAACTCGATGTACATGAAAACCTACTACTTCCTGCCCGAGGACGCGTTACGGGTTCGCAATGATCAAGCAGGGGATTCAATTAGGCAGTGGGCAAGAGATAAATATATTATCACAACGCCTGGAAACGTTCAGGACTACGAATATATTTACCTCAAAATCCTTGAATTGCAGGAAGTGTACGACATTGAATTGTTGGCTTATGACAAGTGGAATAGTAATAGTTTAATCATCAAGCTAGAACAAAACGGGGTAAATTGCGCGCCATATCGGCAAACTATTAGCTACATGTCGCCGCCGACCAAAGAACTAGAGCGATTAATTAGAAACAAAACGCTGATTTACCAAACAAATCCAGTTACTCGATGGATGATTGCTAACGTAGCACTTGAAAAAACACCCGAAGGAAATATAAAAATCAATAAGAAAAAATCCGCCGATAAGGTGGACGGACCTGTGAGCATGGTTATGGCTTTAGGAAGCTGGATGGCTACGCAACAAGAACAAGCCAATACAGTTGAACAGGACTTTTACGTGGACGATATTTAACCCCAAACCCTAGCCATGTCAATACTATTTACCCGCCAAGATTTTTACGTGATTTACTACGAGCAATTGGGCAATAAAAACAATAAATCTTACCAAGATGCCTACCTAGCCGCGGAGGAAATTTATAAGAAAAAAACAGGAGCGGCAAAAAACAAATTTTCTACCTACGCCGTATTTCGGGCGTTATTATCGCGCGATTTGCGGATTGAGCGGTTATAATTTACGCGGCCAACGCTTCAAAATCCATATTTTGCAACAACTCAAATAAGCGCATAGGTTTATTTTGCAACTATGGCCAAACTCTTAGGCATAGAAATTAAGCGAATTAACACCAAAGGCTTGCAGAAAAGGCAGCAAGAATCCAGCCTAAGCAATCCAGCGCAATGGTTAATTGATGCGCTTTCGGGTATTTTTGGCGGCGCAAACGATTCAGGGCAGGCGGTTACAACTACTACAGCCCTACAAATCGCAGCGGTTAAGGATTGTGTGGCTAAAATTGCGGACGGGATAAGCAACATGACCCTACGGTTATACATGGAGGAGCCAAACGGAAGCCGTAAGGCCGTATTTGATTTGAACGCAATCAAAATTTTAAACGAGCCTAATTCGTATCAGAACAAATCAGAGTTTTTAAACTGGATTGCCCTATGCCTAGCGTATCGCGGTAATTCCTACGCTGCTATTACGCGCGACCAATACGGGAACCCTACGGGTGCATGGCCATTGAACGCCGACCAAACACGGGTAACCATGGACAAGGAATCAGGTAAATTGCAATATGTTTCTGGAGGCAAAACATACGACGCCGAAAACGTATTGCATTTTAAAGTGTTTTGCTCCGATACACCATACCAAGGTAAATCCCCAATTCAGGAATTTGCGCAGTCATTGGGTATCACATTGGCTGCAAAATCAAGTCAAGCAAAAATCTACAAAACAGGGTCTTTGAAATTCTTGGTTAAGACCCAAGCAAAATTGGAGGATAACCAAAAGACAACGCTTCGCCAATCGTTAGAGAATGTAATAAACGGCAATCAGTTAACCGCTGCATTACCCCTTGGGGCTGAAATAGACAAAATCAGCATGACCCCACAGGAAGCGCAGTTTATTGAAACGATGAAGTATTCGGACAAGGACATTGCGCGAATGTTCGGAGTTCCAGCGGCTTTAATTGACGCGGAAGTAGGCACGTCGGACATTGAGGAGTTATTGCAGCATTTTTACGCAACTACGTTGAGTAAGTATGCGATTGTAATTCAAGAGGAGTTAGAGCGTAAACTGTTAAAAGAAGCTGAAAAGCCAAACCACTATTTTAAATTCAATTTCAATTCCATGCTACGGGCAAAATCTTCCGCACGTATGGAATTTTATTCAAAAGCAATTCAAATTGGGGTGTTGAGTTCAAATGAAATTCGCCGTCTGGAGGATATGGAGGATAGAGAGAATGGGGATGAATACTACATGCAATTGAACTTAATTCCAACGTCTAAGTTTAACGATTATATTGACGCTAAGATTGAGCAATTGAACAAGCAAGCGACAACCAATAATAACCCCGAGGGAAATAACCAGGATCTAATCACACAATAACAACTACAAAAATGAAAAATAGCAATATAGAAATACGCAAAATCGGTACGGTTAAACCTGCTACCGAAAAGCGAGCAATGGTTGACGGCGAGGAAATGCCCGATAAATTTGGCGGCGTTGCAGCCGTCGTTAATCAGGTTACTGATATGGGATGGTACGAAGAAGTAATTATGCCCGGAGCGTTTGATGATGCGATTAACGCTGATGATTTGGATTGCCGTTGCTTATTCAACCATGAAGATGAATTAATCTTAGGTCGTACAAAGTCAGGCACATGTAGACTGGGTGTTGGCTCAAATGGCGAGTTAGAATATGAGTATGATGCCGACTATAAAAACCCACTTCACTTGCAGGTGGCGCGTTCAATCATGCGCGGCGATATATCTCAATCCTCATTTGCATTCACCATTGCTGAATATTCATGGGCTAAATCTGAAAAATACGGCGATGGGTACCTACGCAAAATTATTAAAGTGGGCAAATTGTACGATGTTAGTCCAGTGACTTACCCAGCATACGAAGAAACCATGACCGAGGCGAGAAACGCTAAATTGATGGAGGAGCGTACAGAGGCGTTGAAGTCTGAACAAAACTTGCAACATGATGAATATTTGGCCGACGTAGATTTGTTGACGATTACTAAATCAAAATTTTAAACTTATAACCATGCAAAATATTAAAGCATTAAAAGAGGAGCGCAACGGGTTAGTTCAAGAACTTGACCAACTTTCCGCAAAAATCAGCGCGGAAAAGCGCAGAATGACCGAGCAGGAAGTTGCTCGTGTTACCGAAATTAACGAACAGCGTTCTAAATTGGATGCTGAAATCGAGGCACTTGAAATTATCGAGCGTTCAAAAGGCAATCCAGCTCCCGTGTACGGCGGTGGCGATGAAGGCGAACGCAAGGAAATTGAGAGCGTTTACCGTAAAGTAAACTTTAGCGATGTGTTAAACGGGGTGAATAGCCGCGGAATGAGCAAAGAAGTTGAAGCGTTACACGAATTGGGTAAAGAGGAAAACAAAATCGCTGGTGGTGATTTGAACGTAGACAGCCGTTCTGTATTGGTTCCGACTGGATTTTTCCAATACCAAGCTCAAAAGCGTGCCGCTCAAACAGCTGGTACCAATTCCGCTGGAGGTTTCTTGGTTCCTACTATTGTTGGTTCAATTGTGGACTTCTTAAAGCCTAGAATGATTTTAGGTGAAGCAGGTGCAACCTTCATGGGTGGATTGTCTGGAAACATTCAGTTTCCCGTTGATTCTGCATTGGGCGTAGCTTCTTACAACACTGAAACTGGCGATGCTGCTGAATTAGCTTCTACTTTCAGTGCGTTGACCATGTCTCCTAAGCGTTTGACGTCTTACACTGACATTTCATGGCAGTTAAAAAGACAGTCAAGCCAAGACGTTAGCAACTGGGTAATGGACAAGTTATTGAACGCCATTGCGATTGGATGGGAAAGAGCAGCTATTAAGGGCGGTGGTTCTAATGAGCCCACTGGTATTTTGGCAAACTCTAGCGTCCCCGTGTTCTACGCTGGAAATGCTGCATCAAATTCAACCAATGCTGATGGTGCTTTCTTGGTTTACCAAGATATTTTGAACCTAATGGGTAGCGTTGAAGGAGCTGATGCGTTTAACTTAAAGTACATTACCAACAACAAGGTAAAATCCAAGTTGATGGGTACCCCTGTACAGACAAGCGGCGTTGAGGGTAACTTCATCGTTGACAAGTTGATTCCAAATGTGTTGGCAGGTTCTCCAGCGTTGTACTCTAGCAACGTGCCAAGCAACCTAAGCAAAGGTGCATCAAGCGGAATTTTATCAGCTTTAATCGCTGGTGACTTCTCTTACTTGATGTTAGGCCAGTGGGGTGCTATCGAGGTAACTGTTGACCCTTACACCCAAGGATTAAAAGGTACCGACAGAATCATCGTATGCGCTTATACCGATGCGTTGGTTCAGAAGCCTACCGCTTTTGCCTTAATTAAGGACGCAAAAACTGCCTAATTGACAATTTGTTAGGGTTTTCATAATGACTTAGAGGGGGTTCGCAAGAATCCCCTTTTTGTTTTATATTTGAATCACCATGAGTACTAAAAAGAATATCGCTCCCGAGTTTACCGATGATGTAGATAAGGTTGAGCAAATTGCCGAGGTTGCCGAGGTATCCGAAGTGGAAGCCGAGGTTGCCGTAGTGGAAGAAGCCACTCCCGAAGTGGACGAACTGCCAACTGCCGAGGCTGAATCAGCAAAAAAAGCCGTTAAATTCGTGAAATCTCCAATGGGGTATAACCTATCCTACAACATTGGCGATGTTGCAGAATTGCCAGAAGCGCAGGCAGACTATTTGATTAAGCTGCAAATTGCCGAACTTTGCTAAGTCATGCAAGTAGGCCGTCGAATTATATCACAAATTGTAAGCCCGTTGGAGGTTTTAACCGTTGCCGATGCCAAACTTTGGTGCAAGGTTGATTCTAATGAGGACGATAACACAATCGCTGCCTTAATTAGGGCGGCTTTTAAGTCAATTAATACCTATGTAGGATATTCGATTTTATCCGCAAATGTAAAGATAGAATTTGACGGCCTGCAAGGCTTGCCAAGCGTAGTAAATCCATTAACGGGTACGTATTATGCCCAAGGCAATTACCTACAATTGGCGACGTACTTAACAAGCGTTGACGCGTTGAGCTACGTTACTACGTCCGAAGCGTTGGCGACTATGCCAAGCACGGGGTGGAAAAATCCGACGGCGTTAAAATTGCCGTCAATGGGATGTAAGATTGTTGTCACTGATGTTCCGAGCGATTTGACCGAAAATGAGTTGAAATATGTTGTTTCAGCCAAAGAGGGTTACGAACTTGGAAGCGTTCCGGACGATATTATTACGGCGGCTAAAATGTTGGTTTCGGGGTGGTATGATAATAGGGCATCAATGGTGTACGGCACTATGAATGATATGCCATTCTCCGTCAATTATTTACTTGACCCATATCGCTCAATGCAATTACTCTAATGAATGCAGGAATATTTGATGTAAGAATCACGATTCAACGTGCAACGCAAGTGGTAAGCACTTCCAGCGGGGCGCGTGTTCCTACATGGAGCAACTATCAGACAATTTGGGCGGGTCGAAAAGAGCAACCAAGCACGCAGGAAACTATCAATGCAGACCGTAGGGAGAACAAACAGATTTATATATTTACCATTCGCTACAATTCAGCCGTGACCGTTTGCGATCGTGTTCTACATGATGGAAGTTACTTCAACATTTTGTCAATTTCAGAGGTGAAAGGCCGCAAGATGTATCAAGAATTGTTATGTGAATTAACTCAATAACATGGGATTCGGTAAAGTTACGGGGCTAAAAGATGTGTTGAACTCATTGGAGGCGATTGGGGAGGGTATTGAAACCGAGGCATTGCAGAATCGCATTAAGCAGGAAAGCCAAATTATTATTGATTCAGCAAAATCAAAAGTGCCTGTTAACACGGGAAATCTTCGCGATTCAATTGGATTTATTACGGACAAGGATAGCAAATATAGGAGTAAGGTATTAATCGGCCTACGTCAAGAATATTATAATTATTACCTTGGAATTTTCTTTGAATACGCTACGGAGCCGCGAATTACAAAAGACGGTGCCTATAGAGGCGTATTGACACCCCGTCCATTTATGCGTCCAGCATTAGACCAGAATCGCGAAAAGGTAAGCAACGGAGTTGCAAAAGCGGTTATTACAACTGTTCGCGAGGTGGCGAAAAAACACGGGTTTAAATTTACCTAATTTTTGCAACACTTCGGAAACGACTACATACCTAAATTTGAAACATGGCAACAACAGGAATTGTTAACGGTACTATTATCGGACTATATGCAGACATTAGCGGCACTTTAACGAAGGTGGCTAATGCAACTTCACACTCATTATCGTTAGCCTCTGATATGATTGAGGTTACAACCAAGGATAGCGCAGGATGGAAAGAGTTTATCGCAGGGGAAAAAGGCGGTACTATTTCCGTTGATGGAAGATTTGAGGAGGACGCTTCTGTGGGTTCTGGTTCTTACTCATTCCAAGACTTGACGGATAAACTTGTTGCAGGAACTACCCTACTAGCTGTATGGGGTTCTAATGTAACAGGCGACAAAAAGACTAGTGCCGAAGTATTAGTTAGCAACATGGAATTGAGCGCGCCACAAAACGACGCCGCTTCATTTACTTGTTCATTGCAAATCACTGGAGCTGTAACTTTCGGAACTTTCTAAGGTTAGCAACCAGCAGGCAGGAGGCAACCAGCAGCAGGGGAGCAAGTCAACAACTACCATTTCTTATTATCGTTCATAGGCAATTAGGGGGCAATAGCCTCCTTTTTGTCTTATATTCGCGTATATGAAAGCACACCCAACAATTACACTAGGTAATACAACCTATCACATGGAGTTTAATTTTAATTCAATTCAATCAATTATGGCTGATTTGAATTTGGATTTTGCCGATATGTCCGAATTTTTGAACATTCAGGAAATGGACGCTAAGAAACTTGCAAAAGTCATGGACATGTCGCTTGTATGCGCATTTCATGGAATCAATGAGTTTGCGGATATTTACCCCGAAAAGCAAAAGCCATTTTATCAAGTTCGCGAACTAGGTCGAAAGGTAAAAAAAGCTCATGAGATATTGCCAGCATTTATCGCCTATGTGGAAGCCTATACAGGATTTAACCAAGTGGAGGATGAAGAACCAGCTACTACCGAAGAAAAAAAGCCAATAGCCAATCAAGAGGCGCGTTCTTGACATGGCGGCAAATTAAGCGCATAGCCTACGGAGAGATGGGTTTAAGCGAAGCAGAATTTGGACGGATTACCCCTGAATACTTCATGCTTCGATTGCAGGGTATGCGTTACGCGCAGCGTTTGAATTATCGTAATGACTGGATTCGCGCACGGTGGCAGGTTTGTGTAATTTTAAACACCAAAACCAAACGGCAACTGCGCGAAATTGATTTAGGTAGATTTCCATGGGAGCAACCCGAGGTTATCGACTGGAAGAAAATATCCAACGCCTTACCCAAGACAATTCCCAACGGAGCATTTGAATTTAAGCGTCCGTTAAAAATCGCTTCATTTGGCAACAACACGGAACTTCCAGAGGCTTAAATTTGCATTCATGGCAATTACTAATGTAATTTACAATATCTTAATCAATTACAGCCCGTTAGTAACGGAGGTAAGCAATAAGATATTCCCGTTGAGGATTTTGCACGGAACAAGTTTCCCCGCAATTACCTATCACCAAGTAAGCGTAACCCCGAGCAATACCAAAGACCAGATAAGTACTTTGGATTTTATCCGCGTTCAGGTGTCAATTTTTGCAACGGACATTAACGGGGTGAGCGGATTTGAAAAAGCAAACAGTGTTGCCGAATTGGTTAGGTACGCGATGGAGGGAAAGGCGGTCACGTTGCCAACGGAGATTGATAGTTACAAAGTCAATCAGATTTTTTACGACGGCGAAGTTCAGATGTCTGATGACGAAGCAGGGATTGAGGGAGTTTATCAGATTGCGCAGGATTACATTATTGGGTACAATCGAGTAATTACGCCGCCGTCAATTAGTTACTTATTGACTGAATCTGGAGATTTCTTATTGTTGGAAAACGGCGGTAAAATAATTTTATAACAATGGCAAATAAATTAAACGTTTCAATTGGAGCGGATATATCAGCCTTAAAAAAAGGCTTTGACGATGCAGTGATTTTGATGCAACAATCTGGGCAGAAAATGTCCAGCGAGGTTGCCGAGGCTGCAAAAGATATTCAAACACGGCTTGATGCCTTGGCAAAATCCAAGCCAACGGCGCGAGTAGTTAGGCAGTTACAAACCATGGCAATGGAAGCCCGTGCGATGGGTCCTGCATTTGCTGTAATGGCTGATGAGTTTATCAGGCAGGCAGGTAAGATGCAGGATGAAATTGCGGACACTAGAGCGGAAATAGGCTATTTTGCAAGTGATACACGTAGGCTAGATGCAATGATAGGTGGAGCGCAAGCCGTAGCCGCTGGATTTGGCTTGGTCGAGGGTAGCATGGCGGCACTTGGTATGGAATCCGACGACATGCAAAAAACTATGGTTAAGTTGCAAGGGGTCATGTTGGCTATTACGAGCTTGCAACAAATAACCACTTTACTGCAAAAAGACCAAGCGCTAGTACAGGGAGTTTTAACGGCTTCACAAAACGCTTATACATTTGCCGTTGCCGCTTCATCAAGTGCATTGGGAGTATTTAAATTAGCGTTAATTGCAACTGGAATCGGAGCGGCTATTGCTGGAGTTGCTTATTTGGCTGCAAACTTTGATAAATTAAAGGAAAAAATATGGCCAGCCGAAGCCGCGTTAAAAGCATATAATAAAGCGGTTGCACGTCAGATTCAAGCCGATGGTTATGCGATTGAAATTGCCAACGCTAAAGGCGATAAGATGGCAGAATTTGCCGCTAAGGAAAAGAAGTTAATTCATGAGTTAGAGCAAGCGCGTAGAAATTACGGGCAAAATGAAAAAGAGAATTGGGGCAAAATTATTGCAGACAATAAAAACGCATTAAAAGTCTTAGCAATTGAGCGTAATAATTACATAGCCGACGAACGCGACAAATTAGCAAAAGCCAACGCGGAAAAAGCCAAAAAGTATAAGGAAGATAGGGATGCGCAAAAGCAAAACGAATTACAGCGTAGAGCCGAATTGCTATCAATCAATGATGGTAGTTTAAGCGATATACTAAAGGCTGAAAACGCTGCATTTGATACCAAGGTGGCAGGTTTGAAAGCGCAAGGCTACACTGAAAGGGAAATTTTATTACTTCGGAATTCGGCATTAGATAAAGCTAGGCAGGATTTCAACCAGAAAAAACAATCAGATGACGACAAAGCCAAGCGCGATGCAGAGCAAAAAGCGCGCGATATGGCTCAATTAGAAACGGATATTAGTAAAGCCGTTGCAATTACGCAAGAACAAAAACGAGCTTTAGAAATTTCTGAAACGCAAAAACATTATCAGGCATTAATTGAGCAAGCAAAAAAAGCAGGCAAGGACACTCAATTACTTGTTGAGGCACAAGCAGCCGCCGAAAATGCGCTAAAGCAAAAATACCGAAGCGACGATGAGCAAAAGGCCAGAGAAAGCCAAATGCGCCAATTACAATTTCAAGCCGATATGTTTCAGCAATACGGTCAGGCTTTAATTGGATTTAACGATGCACTTGTTAGGGAGGGTGACGCGGCGGCACGTAGGCAAGCACAACGGGCGAAAGCGTTAAGTATAGCGCAAGCGTTAATATCTACTTACTTTAGTGCGCAGTTAGCGTACCAATCGCAGTTTATGCCAGTGCCTACACCTGATAGCCCTGTACGTGGTACAATTGCAGCAGGTGCGGCAGTTGCTGGAGGTTTGGCAAACGTTGCAAAAATAGCCACACAAAAATTCGCCGACGGGGGTATTGTTTACGGACCGACATTGGGCTTGATGGGTGAATATCCTGGAGCAAGCAGCAACCCCGAAGTAATTGCGCCGTTGAACAAATTAAAAGAACTAATTGGCGGCGCAGGAAATGGTGATGGCTATATTGCAACTACCCATATAAGCGGCCGCGATTTGGCTATAGTATTACAAAAACATAATAACGACTACTCACGGGGATAACCATGGCAAGAAAATATTACGGACAATTTAAGAGCTTCAACAACACCGATTGGCGCGTAGAAATTCACGATGCACCAACGGGAAGTACAACGGCAGGGATTGAATTGATTTTGGCCAATGAGGGGTTCACATTAGATCGTGAGGGCGAGGGTAGTAAGTGGCATGAAAACCGAATTAAATCAAGTCGAGTAACGGCAAATTTTGTCATTCCCGATACAACAACATTAAATGCGTTTTTAGCGATTCAAACCCAAGCGGAAACCTATTGGACTATGGTCGTCTGGAAAGGCACCGATTTGTATTTTGTTGGCCGCATATTAGCCGACCAGATGCAGCGACTTCGCGAGAGTATAGATAGTAAGCCAATTATACAATTGACGGCCGTGGACGGCTTAGAATTGTTAGACGGTTATAACGTCAAGGCAAGTTGGTTCAGTAGTGATTATATACAAGTTAACGTACTATTTCGCGAGTGTTTGCAGGAATTGGAATTGCATGACTATTGGCCGTACTTAGGCAAGACGGATTATTATTTTTTCGACGCTCAATCTATGTACGCGGCTGATGCTTTTCGTAAAGGCGTTGATATGCTACGGTTGAATATTAATACATTTTTAGAAGATTACGACCCATTTCAAGACGTCAAGGCAATTGATTTAGCAGCCAATTGGTATTACGATTTGAACATGGTTACTTGCAAACAAGCATTAGAGCAAGTTTGCGAAATATTCAATACCCGATTCATGCACGCCAATGGGGGTTATTGGTTAACCGACGTTGCGGCATATTCAGGAATTACAATTCCATACAGGCGATACAATTATACATTAGGTTATCAAGGCACTGGAACCTATACGCATAGGCAAGCACTTGGAACGTTGCCAGCAAGACCGCAATGGGCAGCAAAACCAACGTTAACTTATCAGCCAGCGTTTAAGTTATTGACAATTGACACGGAGCGAATTAATTCAGCAAGCATAATTAGAACGCGACCGAATCGAACTACTACGCCGCTAGAGTTAATTGCAACCGATATCCCTACGGGGTCAACGCCTGATGAACACCCGTTAAAAGTAAAGGTGGTTGTAAAATCCAATTACCCAGCAAGTTTGACCAATGCCCGCGTAAGTTATGAATACAAGTTAATGATATGGTTAGAAAATGGCAGCGGTGGAATTAAGATATTGGACGCCGATGGCTATTGGATTACGGCGACAAGCGTACCCAAAGGAGTTGAGAAAATTGACATTAGCAATTTGCAAGGAAATTGGGTGACGTACAAATTTGAAAAGCAATGCACAACGCCTCCAGCAGGTTACAATATTCTAAAGGTAAAGATTGATAGCGTTCAATCAATTACACAATTGTTGTATCAAAATAATTTACCCCGATTATTGAGACCCGCAAAGCAAACCTCTGTATGGAGTACGCCAGCGGCATTCGATGTAAACTATTGGGGCAGTATT